GCAACTTCCCCATACTCATCCTACTTCACCTCCCTTCATACAGCAGCCCATGCTGCCTTGTGTGTCGCCCTCACAGTGTAGAGAGCCACCCACTCAAATCGCTTCTTCGAGTCGAACCCTAACTCGTAGGGCTCGTTCACAGCGTCACAGACGTGAACCTCCCACTCATCAAGGTCAACCCCTGGAGTGTCTGCGATAGCGTCGTGAATCAGCAGCGCTAGATCGTGAGCATCGATTGGATGTTCATCTCTGGACACGATCTGAAACGAGTACTCCCCAACATTACCTCTGAGTCGGGGTTGGGATGGAGTCCCGGGCATCTCCATAATCACAGCCGTACGAGCAGGGGCGTATTCCTGGCTGTGACCTGCCCACAAGTTCTCTGACACAACCATCCCCGTCTGGCTAGCGACCCAGGTTGTGAACTCCCTCAACAAGTCCATGGCCTACCCTTGAATATCCGCGAACGCGCAGAGCGTCTTGACGAGTCGAAGTACCTGTGCGGGCTGCAGTCGAACCACCACACCCTCTACAGCAACCTCAAACTCTGGGACCCCCGCCAGCTCTACTCGAGCTACCCTGAGTGGCCCGATCTGGGCCCGGGCAATTACCTGGGGAGTTCCCTCCCTCACCTTGGTCTGCCATGCATCTTGATCACTCTGAGTCATCTCACATCCCCAGGAACCTCTTGAGCCCCAAGCACGCGAGAGTGATGTACTTCTCCTTGAAACTCAGAAGCTTACTCCCCAGCCACCCTGGTCCCGATCCCGGTTCAGTCCAGTACTGAACTTCGACCCCTGCTAGGGGCCCTGTCTCCCATCGACCAGCGTGCATGGGGGCAGCATAGGGCTGATCGAAGACGATGTCAAGAGACGCTCCTGTAGGGGTAACACGGGTGAGATGAACTGTCCCGGACTCCCGAAGAGATCCTCCCATCGGGGGGACTGCTTTCGGGACAGTCGGGGGGACATTCAGTGCGTCTCTCAGGACTGCCTCTCCTACAACCCCTGTGAGCGCCTTCACGCAAGCGGGAGGAATTCGATGCTGGAGGAAGGTAACCCTCGCATCGAAGCGCTTGAACGACCTTAGATCCCAGTCAAGAACAGCTTCTCTAGCCATCAAACTACCCAAATCTCCCAGTGTGCAGCAGGGTCCTCTTCCCACGACCAACCATCAAAGCGATCTCTACTCACAATCCTGTAGTACTTCATCTCACTGGGATCGAAGTCATCGGGGTCATCAAAGACGAACTTGTCCTGAGGCCCGATCTCCACTCCCATAGTAGCGTGACTGGGCCGCGCGAAGAAGATCCGGATGTTCGCGACGACTTCAGTACCACTTGTCTCTCTGAACGTCTTAGCCTTGTGCTCGATTCGACAGACAGCGGGGACACTCACTGGAGAGGCATCAACAAGGGGCCTCCCCCAATCACCATGATCTACACCCTCATCCCCTGAAGCGCCTCTAATGATCCAGCAACGGTGGATCAGGTACTTCGTGATGTCTCGGAATCGTCTCTCCATCGCCATCAAGACGCTACCTGGGGAGTCGCTTCTGCGATCGCCCTCTCCATCGAATACCCCCTTGACTCCCCCGCCATGACCTTGAGGTACTCATCCGTGCCCCTCACTGCGTGATGGGTGTCACTAGAGAAGCGTCGCAGGGTGTCGAGTGACCCTCCCACTTCGAGAGTCTCAGGAGTGGTCGGGAGGTATCGATGAGCACACCAGGGGTGAAGGGGGAGACGTCTCTCTTCGGTGAGAAGAGGGAAGCCTGGGGTTTCCCCCGTCAGTGAGTAAACTACCCCCTGCTCGGGGATACAGATGGGACAAGCCCCCACATGAACACTCACCTGAACCAAGTCCATCCCGAACTCCACAGCAGCTTGAAGGGCCCCCTCGTTAGCTGCCATCGAGCGAGCGGTTCGAGTTACCATCTTACTGTAGTAAGGGAGCTTGTATCTACGAAGCCTCCCATCCCGACAACGCAGGGTGATGAATCGCCCTTCAGCAGTCTCTCTGAGTTGATCGATGAGCTCCCCGGGGACCCTCCCCTGTAGTTGCTCGACAGCCCCCGTCCGGAGAGCTCGTTGAATCCCTCTACTCATCTCTTGAGGTGTGAGACCAGTGACGATCCCCTCAGCGATCTGAGTCTGAAGCTGTTCAGACGTAATCAACTCTTGACGAGCACCGATGAAGACTCTCTCGAGATTGGGAGCAACGCTGTGGAGAGCCTCTTCAGTATCCGCCACAGTACTGAGGACGAGAGTGTCTACAGTACGTCGATCAAGAGCAGAGAATGGGGGAGCCTGGAGATCGTGAGCAAGAGCAGTGTACTTCTGGCCCTCTCGATAGGCTCGATAGAGTTGTTGACTCCCCCAGACTCGCTGCTTGTCCAAAAGACTCTCAATGGCTCGACGTGCCTCTTCCAATCGAGCTTCGGTGTAAGCAGTTCGCCACCCTGTCATGGCGGAGCGCTCGATCAACTGATGAAGGCGCTTCTCGGTTCTCTCGTAGAACTCGAGAAGAACCTGATCTTGATCAGTCCAAGGGGGCGGAGGGAGGGCACTCATGATCTAGTCCGCTCGAGGGTTCCTCATCATCCTTGTTGTAAAGGACATCGCAGGGCGATCGGTGTCAGCATCGAGAGCTCTGTTGTCGGTGACACTCACTCCACCAGCATACAACCCCACCCCTGTTGCTGTGAGTTTCTCTCCCTCCTCAATCAGGTCATCAGCCTTCTTCTGGAGCTCTGAGAGAGTCGCTCCATGATTCTCACTGAAGGATCCCAGGCTAAAGTTGGGCTCCTGAAGCATGTCTATCACCCAGAGCTTCAGGAGATGACCCGCGGCAGTGTACTTATTCCCCCACTCCACCAGAGCAGCGAGTACCTCTTGGTCGGAGTAGTAGGGATTGGTGAGTGAGGTGTCACGGATCGTGAACCACACCCAATCTGCGTCCGAAGCCAGTGGGTTCCCTGAGTATGGCATTGCTACCTCACCCTACAGACGAAACTTGCCCAGTAGGACCATCTGCCTTGAGCGCTTCACTTCGGGACTCCCGAGGGTCAGAAGGCCCCTCACCAGGCTCAGCGATGTCCTCTGATGGAGGGGCTGAAGGCTGGTGTTGGCGCAACTTGTGAGCATCCAGATGCTCCTGAGAGGTGAACCTGCGCCCACAGCGCTTCCCACTGACGACCGTCCCACAAGTCTTCGCCCCGTCAAGTTGCTCCTGAGTTGCTGGCGTCACATATTGAGCTTGCAGCAACCCCACGACATTCCCTCTTGCAGGGAGAATCTCTCCTTGGAGACGTATCTCCCCGTCTCCCTGAAAAGGCGACTGAACGACGAGACCAACTGTCCCCGGAGGGACTACAGCTGTACCTGGTGCCGTCACATCTCTCTCCCTTGTGAGATCGTAGGGGAGCAGGGTGCTCCCCTACGATCTGCCCTAGAGTCTACTCAGTCGAGGGGCCTAGGCGAGCCCAGGTGGGCACGTCCAGTCCCAATCTGCCGATGCGCAGATCGCTGGATCGATGATGTTCTGGAAGAACACCCCGAGGGCAGTCTCCAGAACTCGACAATCCCGATAGAATCTTCCTTCGATTCGATCCTTGTCCTCACCATGAACGAAGCGAATTCGTCTCATGACGATCCCTGCCCCCTTGTTACCCCGGGCCCACTCGAAGGTGTACCCCGCTGAGGGCCTCATCAGAGACGCCCCTGGAGGAGTGTACACCAGCAGAGCGTGGTTCCCGAGGATCGGGCGCATAGTGATGGGAGTCTGCCCTTCAGGCGTGTTGTGGTAAACCGCCTCACTCACGTGGATGTCCTCGACTCCCAGAACTGCTGCAACCTGAGCTCGAGTGAGCTTGGTCACCGACTGGGTGAAGACGTACCGAGCGAGGATCGTGGGATGGTCTGCAAGCATGTACCACGTGCACTTGTTCATGGCCAGCTTGCGCGGCTGCATCCCCGTCAGCAACCACATCCTGAGCTTGGCGTTCCGAACATCAACAATGGGAGTGGAGTTGACGTAGTCACTCCACTGCCAGACCTGCCCAGCGCCCGGAGCGGCAGCAACTCCAGTGTACTGAGTCCCCCAGATCCCCGCGATGAAGTACCTCAGAGCCCAGAGGCGTTCCATCCGGATGCGCAGAATCTGAGTCACATAGTCCGTGGCGTCCCGGTCGAGATCCATGGGTGAGTCAGCGTTGAGTCTGATCTCATCGGGGACATCCATGTGGTAGGCCCACTGCATACAGTTGTACTGATCGTGGTCTGTCGTGAACCCCCCACCTTGACTTTGCTTCCCCGGGGACCGCGGTTCGGCAGCGTCCCGGAAGAAGGCAGCCCGATCGTACTGGATGACCAGATCGGACTTGTTGTTGACCCCCACGACCGGGAAGACCTGGTCGTGAACGAAGACCCCTGGCTCCATGAGGAACTTTTGCGCGACGTTGGTGAGCCAGCGATCAATGTGAACTTGGTTTACTGTCGGCTGTGACATAGTGGCTCACCTCCTCAATAGTTCTCCCAAGGGTTCTTGCACTCGACGAAGGCCATCCCGAGTTCGCAGTTCGTTGGAGTCGCCGAGAGCGTGTAGGCACCCAGGAACTGGCCACCTACCCATTCAGCGTTAGGAGCGATCCCGACGGGACTGCTCTTGGGGATCGCGAAGCCGTTAGCATCGGAGATCCAACTGTCCTGAAGATTGACAGCTGCCCCGATTCTGAGCTTCGTTTTCCCCTCGACCATGATGTTCGCAGCTTCCCCGATCTCGGGGTCGTTCTGGAGAACACCGACTGGCTTCTCCCCATAGACAGTCTTCACCACGACCAGCCCGTTGGTCGTTGGGTCCCACCCAGCGGCTTTCACGATGCCAAACTGGTGGGCGGAAAGGTCTTCACCCGCAACCCCCGTGATCTCGAACAGGGGCTGCTCATTGACAGGGGCCTGCCCGTCAGTTGCTGGGACGTAGGTCATGAGCTGGTACCTCCCACCTGCTCGGAGTAGGACTCAGCTCGATGTCTTTCGTAGAGCTGAGGGTGGTCTCTCCACACCTGN